ACAATTGTGCTAAGAAAGTCTGCTCTGAGCAATGGGGTGAAGGTGAAACCATTTTCGGTCAGCACGCTGTTCCCGATGAGAACGGTTTCGTTTCACACTATAATGTTCAATTTGAGCACGGTATTGTAGAAGATGTCTCTGTAGAAGAACTTGATGTTCTTACTATGGAAGCACATAATGAGCACGTTGAACATCAGGAAGATACCATCAGTGAGATGGGTGGTATGATGGGTGCTGTTAAAAAAGTTGGTCAAGCTGCGCTCAATGTAGGTAAAAAAGTTCTTGGACCTGTAGACCAATCTCCTGAAGCAGAAGCAGCAAGAATGGGTAAGCGCAGACCTCAAACAAAACAGGAAAAAGGTGTTGCTGCTGGAACTGTAAACAATGAAAATGTAGACCTATTTGATATTATCAAGGGTCATCTGATTGATGAAGGTTTTGCTGAAACTGAGGAGGCTGCGGTCGCCATTATGGCAAATATGAGTGAAGGGTGGAAAGAGAGTATTGTTGAAGGTAAACAATCCAAATAGAACCAGTTTATAAACTGTCTACTGGGAGGTCTTCGGACCTCCTTTTTTTGTATAATAGATCCATACGCAACCAAGCAATGGCAGTCTCACACGAAATCAAATCTCAACTTGCTAAACTTCTGGCAACCGAAGATTTGGTAGTTGAGCATAAGTATTGTGAAACTGCTTGTTTCAATGTTCATACTCGTGTTCTGACGTTGCCAATGTGGGAAAAGGCAAGTAGTCAAGTTTATGATATGCTTGTCGGACACGAAGTCGGACACGCACTTTACACTCCTGATCGCAACTGGTTGAAAGAAATTAAAGTTCCTCCACAGTTTGTGAATGTAGTTGAAGATGTGCGAATCGAAAAACTAATGAAGCGTCGATATGGAGGTATATCTAAGACCTTCTATCGTGGATATCAAGAATTGGCGGAGAATGATTTCTTTCAGATTGAGAATGAGAATCTGAATACAATGAATCTTGCTGATAAAGCAAATCTTCAGTTTAAGATTGGTAGTTTTGTAAGTATTACCTTTACTGAAGATGAAAATCAGTTGATGAAGAAAATTTCTGATACTGAGACTTTCGATGATGTTCTTCAAGTTTCTAAAGAACTTTATGAGTTTTGTAAGAAACAGCAAGAGATGATGACTAAGACTGATGACCTACAGATGCAAGGTGGTCAGGAAGGTGAAGAAGATCAACCTGAGATTAATCAAAGTCAAGAATCTGGTATTGAACAAGGAACTAATGAAGAACCTCAGCAGGAATATGATGACTTTGATATGGAATCCAAAGATGGTAAATCTTCTGATGATGGTGAGAGTTTAGAAGATCCTGAAGTTTCTACTATGAATAGTTTGGAGGAAGCTCTTAAAGAACTTGCATCCAATAGTGGTAATGAGAATGTATATGTTGAAGTTCCTAAAGTTAACTTGAAAAAAATTATTGTTCCTAATTCTGAAATTCACTCTCGTTTTAATGAGTGGGATGAATTAATGGAGGAAAATGAGGTTACTGAAGAACAGGCGTTTGGTTTTGTTGATAGAGAATTTTTGAAGTTTAAAAAATCTGCTCAGAAAGAAGTCAACTATCTGGTAAAAGAGTTTGAGTGTAAAAAATCTGCAGATTCCTATGCCCGTGCCACTACTGCTCGCACTGGCATTCTTGATTGTTCTAAATTGCATACTTACAATTATAATGAAGATATATTCAAAAAAGTAACTACGCTTGCTGATGGCAAGAGTCATGGTCTTGTTTTTATTCTTGACTGGAGTGGTTCTATGTGTGATGTGATGATGGATACTCTCAAACAACTTTATAATCTAATGTGGTTCTGTAAGAAGGTTTCTATTCCCTTTGAAGTATATGCTTTCACTAACGACTATCCCCTTGTTACTTACAATAATGATGGTTATCCACAGATTCGTGACCTTCCTTATGAAAAGCGTGAGGGTCTTCTCTATGTTGCTGAGTGGTTTTCAATGATGAATATCTTCACTAGTAAAACTAACCTGAAAGAAATGGAAAAGCAAATGAAAAATTTCTTTCGTTTGGCATCTTCATTCTGTCGTTATGGTATGCTTCCTATTCCTACTGGATTGAATCTTTCTGGGACTCCCCTTAATGAATCAATGATTGCTTTGCATCAGATTCTACCTCAATTTAAGAAAGAGAATAAACTTCAAAAAGTTCAGTGTGTTGTGATGACTGATGGTGAAGCACCTCCTCTAAAACTTCATCGCGAAATTCAACGTCACTGGGAGCACGAACCCTTTATTGGAACTGGTACTATCTACAATAATGCTTTCCTTCGAGATCGCAAAACTGGAAATACTTATTCTCTTGATTGTGAGTGGTATGAATTTACTGATATTATGCTTCGCAATCTTCGTGATAGGTTTATTGATGTAAACTTCATCGGCATTCGTGTTCTCCAATCTCGTGATGCTAATAGTTTCATCCGTCGATATACTGGTTGGGGTGGTAAAAACTTTGATAAGATTCAAAAAGATTGGAAAAAGGAAAAGGCATTTGCTATTCACAAATCTGGATATCATACTTATTTTGGACTTTCTGGTACTGCACTTTCTAATGATTCTGAGTTTGATGTTGATGATGGTGCCACTAAGGCAAAGATTAAGTCTGCTTTTGCTAAGAGTCTGAAAAGTAAGAAAATGAATAAGAAAGTTTTAGGTGAATTTATTGAACTTATCGCTTGAATAAATAAGTTTATAGAAAAGTGTCTAGAGATGAAACCTTCCCCTAAGAAATTAAAAGAGACTAAAGAGATCTATGAAAAGGTTGTAACACACCTCATTGAGGAAGGTTACGCCACAGACGTAGATTCTGCAGATTCCATTATTAGTGGAATGAGTGAACAGTGGTTTGAACAAATTGAGGAGGGTTGATTGATGGAGAGACTAACTGGTAAAGGAGCGAAGTCTCTCAAAGAGGCTTACGCTAAAGTTTATGAGCAACCTGAAGTCATATCTGAAAGTGAAGTAGGATTTAAGAATGGTGGCGGTAATGCTGCTATGCAAAAATATATCAAAAATGGAATGAGCGCCACGCAAGCCCGTATGAGGGTTGAAACTGATGGTGCAAAATATACATTACAACAAAGAGCAAAAGAGAAAGAAACTGCAAGAGTAAACAGGGATCGTACCATTCAACAAGCTGGTGGTGGAAATGCAGCAGAAAAGGCAAGAATTGCATATAGGAAAGCTAATCCTGAGAAATCTTCTCCAATAGATCCTAATCCATCATCTGATGATGAGGTAAATGCTAAATTTAATACAAGAGTTCAAGGTAAGGCAGCTCTAACTAAACTTGGTGATGGTAATCTGGATAAAGGTATCGAAGTATTCAGAAAGCAGCAAGCAGCTAAAAAAGCAGAAGTAGAGACTAAAACTCCACCAGTAGAGACTAAAACTCCACCAGTAGAGACTAAAACTCCACCAGTAGAGACTAAAACTCCACCAGCATCTACCCCAAAACCAACCCAAACATATACAGTTGGTGGTAAGACATATTCATCCAAAGCTGAAATTAATAAGGAATATGATAGATTAAGAAAATCTGGCGGTGATGCAAAGGCATTCGGTGATAAGGCATTTAAGGCAACTAATAAACCAGCAATCGGAACCACTCCTGGTGGAACAAAGTTTGAGAGAAGAGCACCTACGTCTGCAGAATTGAGAGCGGCACAAGCAGCAAGATCGGCAGGTAAGGGGGAAGAAGGTGCTATCAAAGCTGGTGTACAGCAGGGTCAAAGACAGGCATCAGTTAATGCTTCTATTAAATCTGCTAACAGACCATCTGTTTTGAATAAGCAGGCACCTACCGGTAGTGCTCTTCGTGCTCAACAAGATCGACTTGCTCAAAAAAATAAGATTCAAAAAGAAGTTGCTGCTGTTAAGAGTGGGATTCCTGCAAATACACAGTCTTCTGTAAATAATACAGTTAAGTCTAGTACAGTTGCAACAGGTAATACTGTAAAAACGAAAGTTAATCCAGACACTAGTATTAGTGTAACTCAAAGGAGAACTCCTGATGCAACTAAAAAAATTACGCAATCCCTTAATCTCTCCCAAAGTGTAGACCTCTTTGATATTGTCAAAGGTCAGTTTATTGAAGAAGGATATAGTGAAGAGGATACAATGTATATGATGGCAAATTTGAATGAGGAGCAACTTCAAGAATTTTTAAAACAACTTGCTGGTTTTGCTATTAGAAATGCAAAAAAAATTCCTGCTGTTAAAGGTTTAGTTACTAAAGTTTTTAATAAAGCACCAACACAAATGCCATCTGGTCAGATTGGGGCATTGAGACTTCGCCAAGGTCAAGCAACAGATGCTGTCAATAGACTTAATCAGAGCACTGCAGCATCGAAGGCAAAGGATGCAACTCGCGCTGCTACGAGAGAAAAAACTAGATTGAATAATTTAGATCCTCGTGCTGTTAGTGATCGCAATGCTCGTGAAGCATCTACTCAAGTCAGACAGAGAAATATGGAGATGGGGAGACCTTCTTGGTACAATCCAAATAATCCAGGATCTAAAGAAGCATTAAAGAGATATTATGCTGATAAGAGAGCAGGAGTAAAGGGACTTCCTGAATAATTATTTGGAGGTTTTAGGACCTCCTTTTTTAATAAATAATTCAAAATTACTGTTAGACTAATGAGCAAGTTCGGAGATTTACTTAAAGGCGGACCACCCGTACCTAAGGTTGAGGCAGCACCTGCTCCTAAACCCGTTGTAGAAGAAGTTCTAGTTACTCCTAAAGAGGAAGTTCTTACTGAAGCAAGTCCTCTTGAAGAAATGAGTAAGAAAGAATTGGAAGATTATGGTAGAACACTGGGTATTGAATTGGACAGAAGACATAGCAAAGAATCCCTGATTGAAGAAATCGAAAATGTTGAAGATTAGTAATCCACTTACATAACTGTCACAGGGGGTTACTTCAAAGTGCCCCCTTTTTAGTATAATTAGTTCAGTTCAAACAAAGCAAGTCAAATGGGTCTTTCAAAAGAAGGCATCTTGAGTTCTCTTCAATCCAGTTATGGTGAAAGTGTCACTAGTGCTGATATCAAAGCATGGTGTGCTATGAATGACTGCAATTATCAGACGGTATCTAATAAACTTTCCGATTACAAAACTGGTCGTGGTCGCTGGAATCTAACGGTTCAGGAGAAACTGGAACAAAACTATCAGGCACCTCCTGCCATGTCTGTTGTAGAGCAAAATCTTATCCCCGTAAAAGATGATACCTTCGTCAAGTTTGGTAACTTCGGTGATATTAAAAAAATTATTCAGTCCGGTGTATTCTATCCAACGTTTATTACGGGTCTTTCGGGTAATGGTAAAACGTTCTCTGTAGAACAGGCTTGTGCTCAATTGGGTCGGGAACTTATTCGTGTAAACATTACTATTGAAACTGATGAGGATGATCTTATTGGCGGTTTCCGCCTTGTTAATGGCGCAACCGTCTGGCACAATGGCCCAGTCATTGAAGCACTCCAGCGAGGAGCTGTCCTGCTCCTTGACGAGATCGACCTCGCTTCTAACAAAATTCTCTGTCTCCAGAGTATCCTTGAAGGAAATGGAGTCTTTCTCAAAAAAATTGGGAAGTTTGTACACCCCACTGCAGGTTTCAATGTCATCGCAACCGCAAACACTAAAGGTAAAGGTTCAGACGACGGACGATTCATTGGAACTAACGTGCTTAACGAAGCATTCCTTGAGCGATTCCCTGTAACCTTTGAGCAAGAGTATCCCACTGCCATTACTGAGATTAAGATTCTCAGTAAAATCTGTGCTGATGAGAACTTCTGCAAGCGACTTGCTGATTGGGCAGACATTATCCGTAAGACCTTCTATGATGGTGGTATTGAGGAGATTATTAGCACCCGTCGTCTTGTTCACATTGTTCGTGCATACAGTATTTTTGGTGATAAGGCAAAGGCAATTCAAGTCTGTGTAAATCGTTTCGATGATGAGACTAAACAAGCATTCTTGGAATTGTATGATAAGGTTGATGCTGACTTTGTGATGCCTTCTGAAGATACCGTTGACACTTACACCACTGCCTGATATAATGACTAATGCTTGGAGTTTACTTTACGATACTATGAACGAATCTCTTGGTGAAGACAACTATGAAGGTATGCTAAATCTAGGATCTCATCTCCCAGGTGCTATGTCTAACGATACAATCACGTTTGGTAGTTCTTACTATGACGGCGTAATTGATTTTGGTGATCCTGGTCCCTTTGCAGCACAACCTGTACCTATGACCTTTGGTGGCGAAGACCACATTACCTTTGACCTTACTATGGATAAAAAATCTGAATCTAATAATAGACAGAAGTATAGTGAAGATGTAATCATTAAAGAACTGAAAGATTACATCACTAGAACATATGACCAGCACTATTCTGCTGGCGATGATAAGATTCAAACTCTTGATCTTATCGAAGCTTGTGGTGATGGTGAGGCATTCTGTCGCAGCAACATCCTCAAGTATGCGTCACGATATGATAAGAAGGGCACTGCCCGTCGTGACATTATGAAGATCTTGCACTATGCTGTACTTCTAATGCATTTTAATGATAAAAATGCAAAACGTGAAACCTATCCTCAGTGATAAAATTTAATCCCAATACTATGAAACTGTCTGACAACACGCTAACTGTTCTTAAGAACTTTGCTGGCATCAACAATTCTATTCTGGTCAAAGAGGGCAACAGACTTCGCACCATTTCTGTTGCTAAAAACATTTTGGCAGAAGCAGATATTAAAGAAGATTTTCCCCGTGACTTTGCAATTTATGATTTAAATCAATTTTTGAATGGTCTAAGTCTTCACCAGGATCCTGATCTTGATTTTAATCAAGATAGTTACTTGAGCATCAAAGAAGGTAAGAGGCGCGTAAAGTATTTTTATGCAGATCCTGCTGTAATTGTTTCTCCTCCAGAAAAAGAAATTACTCTTCCTACTCAAGATGTTTGTTTCCAATTGGATAGTGCTTCTCTTGAAAAACTAGTTAAAGCAGCTCAGGTTTATCAACTCCCAGACTTTTCTGCTATCGGAGAAGCAGGTGTAATCAAACTGGTTGTTCGTGATAAGAAGAATGATACTTCTAACGAATATGCTATCGTTGTTGGTGAAACCGATAAAGAATTTTCATTCAACTTCAAAGTTGAGAACATCAAGATTATTCCTGGTGCTTATGATGTAGTTGTTTCTTCTAAACTGCTGGCAAAATTCACTAACACTAAGTATAATCTTACCTATTATATTGCCCTTGAACCCGATTCGACTTTTGGATGATACACTAGTTCGGATGAGAATTGTCGGTAGCATTGGAGTTATTGTTGCCTACTTTATTATTCTTCACGTCAGTTCTTTTTGGGGGGTCCTAATACATTTTGTTGCAGATTTGATTACAATCCCATACTTTATTAGAACTAGGGCGTGGGACCTTGTTATAATGTTAACGTTCCTACTTTCAATTAGCGTTAGTAAACTTTTGATATGAACATCTTTGTTACGGATCCATCCCCATACAAGTCTGCTACGGTTCTCCCTGACAAGCACATTGTCAAGATGCCCTTAGAGACCTGCCAGATGCTTGCTATTGTGTGCTCTGAAAAATGGGGACATAACTTTGGCACTCTCCCTAAAGCAGATGGAACTCCATATGCAACTGAGAAGGGAGCATTTCGCAATCATCCTTGCACCAAGTGGGCGAATGAATTTGTAACCAATTGGCAGTGGTTACTTGCTCACGGACTTGCTATGTGTGAAGAGTACACTGCTCGCTATGGTAAGGTTCACACCTGCCACAAGACCCTTCTAGCAGCAAAGGAGATACTACCCACTGCAGACCCTCAAGGGCGCAGCGGGAAGGATACAACACCCTTTGTGTTTGCAGGACCTGATGAGTTCAAGTGTGATACAAGCATTGATATCTTCACTGCTTACAAGATGTATATTGCATCTAAACCTTGGGTATGCGATAATTATCTCAGGTTACCACATCGTAAACCTGACTGGATTTGACTATGTTTATTGAATATGAATATAGGCAGATAGAAGTCCCTCAAGAAATAATTGAGTTCTGTGATCATTTTACTTATGATGCAGAACGTGAGGATTTGAGATTTATTGATTGTCTTCATATGAACCTTGGTCATTATGGAAGCAACATAGAAGATCTCAAGGAAATGAGGAGACGTGTTATGCCTGTTTTTGAATAACTAATTTTTTTTATTATTATGAGCGACTTTATTTGGGTTGAAAAGTATCGCCCAAAGACTATTGAAGAGTGTATCCTTCCTGAACAAATCAAGAAGACCTTTCAATCTTTCCTAGATAAAGGTGAGATTCCTAATATGCTACTTGCTGGTCCTCCAGGCATCGGCAAGACAACAGTAGCAAAGGCATTATGTAGAGAACTTGGAGTAGATTGTTATGTCATCAATGGATCCGATGAGGGACGATTCCTCGATACTGTCAGAAACAATGCGAAGAATTTCGCTTCGACCGTATCGCTTACGTCAGATTCTAAACACAAAGTCATCATCATTGACGAAGCTGACAACACATCCAACGATGTACAACTCCTGTTACGGGCGTTTATTGAGGAGTTCGCTGGCAATTGCAGATTCATCTTTACCTGCAACTATAAAAATAAAATCCTTGAACCCCTCCACTCGCGATGTGCAGTCATTGAGTTTGGAATCAAAGGAAAAGATCGGCAATCTATTGCCGCACAATTCTTCAAGCGTCTTCAAGAAATCTTGGATGCAGAAGGTGTTGAATATGATAACAAGGTCCTGGTAGAACTTGTTAACAAGCACTTCCCAGATTGGAGAAGAGTCCTCAATGAGATTCAGCGATATTCTGTTAGTGGAAAGATTGATTCCGGCATTCTTGCTACGTTCTCTGATGTTGCTGTAAATGAACTGGTCAAAAATCTTAAGGCGAAAAACTTTGCGGAGGTTCGTAAGTGGATCGTTTCTAATTTGGATAATGATACTACTGTACTTATGCGTCGTATTTACGATGCTTGTTATTCATCCCTTACAAACTCTACTGTTCCTGCTGCTGTGCTCATTATTGCTAAGTATCAGTATCAGGCAGCATTCGTTGCCGACCAAGAAATAAATATGCTTGCTTGTCTAACTGAGATTATGGTTGAGTGTGAATTCAAGTGAATGAAAATGAACTTGAAGAACTTAAATATGATGTAGCACATCATCTACTTAGTAAAATGAGTGCAGGTTCTCAATTTCAATATGCTTTAGATAAGATGCTCGAACTATGTCAAGATTACTCAGAGAAAGAACTAAAAGAGTTGTTACCTAAATCAAAGAAAAAGAGTAAAGGTGGAGGATTTTAATGCCACACGAATTTGACCCCTGTGAAGCACCTATTGATGGTGAAGTTGATAAGTGGGGGTTTACTATAAAACCTTCAATCTCAGATATTGATGCCACTCTTATCTGTTTAAGGAATGCTCCTTGTGGTACAGACAAGAAACAAATTGAACGATTAATTAATGAATTTGAATCTAAAAAATGAACTGTAAACTAATTCGTATCGTAACTGGCGAAGAAATAATCGCAGAGGTTCTCTCTGAAACTGATGATACTATTACCGTTCAAAACGGTTTGGTAGTTCTTCCTAGTGCTCAGGGTGTTGGATTTGCTCCTTGGGCAACAGTTATCAGTAAAGATGAACCTGAGATTGAAATGTCTAAAAACCATATTGTATATGTGGTGGCACTTCAAGATGATGTTTCTAAAAAGTACAATGAAATGTTTGGAAGTAAACTAATTACTCCAGATGCTAAAAAATTAATCGTGTAATTATGAAGCAAACTAAAAAGTGTCAAGTTAAGTCTAAGTTCTACTATATTTTTTGGGGAACTGCTACAGCATCAGTTTTATTGGGACAACTATATGTCGGAACTGGATATAGAGTAATGGCAGAAAGCACATTAAATTTTCAAGATTACCTTACAAGAGTTTTAGATACTGCTAATCCTAATACTTTCTGATGGGACTACTAAAGATTGATAAAAGTGCCTTGGTTGAACCAAGAGCAAAAACTACTCCTGAGAATGTTCAAGAGGCAACTGAAGCACTATTTCGTGCTAAAATGACATTACCTGCTGCAGCAAAACTTTGTGGTATGACTCACAAAGAAATGAAATTAACCTTCTGGGAATTTTTAAAGTATAACAAACCTGATTATGAAATCTCTCAAGACGCCCCTCAGATATCCAGGGGGTAAATCCCGTGCCTGTACAAAACTAGATCAATACATTCCTAATCTTGATGGGTATAGTGAATATCGTGAACCCTTTTTGGGTGGCGGTAGTGTTGCAATTCACATTACTAAAAAGTATCCACATCTTGACGTGTGGGTAAACGATCTGTATGAACCTCTCTATAACTTTTGGAGAGTTCTCCAAGATGATGGATATAATCTATATAAGAAACTTCAGGAACTTAAATCTAGATATCCTGATCCTATTTCTGCAAAAGGTCTTTTCCTTGAATCAAAAGAGTATCTAAATGATGAATCCAATAATGACGCTTTATGGCGTGCTGTCAGTTTTTATACTGTCAATAAGTGTTCTTTTTCTGGTCTCACCGAGTCATCCTCCTTCAGCAAACAAGCAAGTGACTCAAACTTCTCAATGCGAGGAATTGAAAAACTACAAGGATACACAAAGATAATTGAGAACTGGAAGATAACTAATCTTAGTTATGAACAACTTCTTACCGATAATAAAAACATTTTTACTTACTTAGATCCACCATATGAGATTGGTTCTAATTTATATGGTAAGAAAGGAAGTATGCATAGTGGATTTAATCACGACCATTTTGCTGTCAAGTGTGACCGATTTGTTGGTCCTCAACTCATATCTTATAATTCATCTCAACTTATCAAAGAAAGATTTGATGGGTGGCAAACAGGTGAATTTGATTTAACATATACTATGCGATCTGTTGGTGAGTATATGCGTGAACAGAAAGATCGTAAGGAACTTTTACTTTTTAATTATGGAACTAAAGGATTGGTTGAATAGTATTAATCAGACTAAAGAAAATCTGATTGATGAAGATCCTTCTATTGAAAAGGAATATCCTCCTTATATTATCAATCGTTGTTTTTCGGGTCATCTTGATGCAATTATATTTGCAAATGAGATGAATCAATATCATTTTCTCCCTAAGAAAATGCAATATGATTTTTATCTAAATAGTCTCAGGAAAAAGAAGAGATTCTCTCCCTGGCTCCGACAGGATAAAATCAAAGACCTTGATTATGTCAAACGTTATTATGGTTATAGTAATGAAAAGGCAAAACAATCTTTGAAAATTCTCACAGAAGAACAACTTAATTTTATTAAATCAAAATTTGATATTGGAGGAAAAAGATGAGCGTGGTTCAAGAACCCGAAGTGAAGTGGACACCTGAACAAATGGTTGAAGTGGTTCTTAATGAGCCAGATGACTTTTTGAAAGTGCGTGAGACTTTGACTAGAATCGGAGTAGCATCAAGGAAGGAAAAGAAAATCTATCAATCCTGTCACATTTTACATAAGCAAGGTAGATACTATCTTGTTCATTTTAAGGAACTGTTTGCATTAGACGGTAAACACGCCAACCTTACCGTTAATGATGTCCAGAGACGTAATCGTATTGCTCAATTGCTTGGCGATTGGGGTCTAATTGGTATTGTAGATGTCTCTAAAATTCAAGATATCGCTCCTCTTAATCAGATTAAGGTACTTGCTTACAAAGATAAGCAAGATTGGATTCTCGAAACTAAGTACAATATTGGATCGAAAAAGAAGAAGGTTGAAGTAACCGAATAAAAAATTGCGGGGTTCACTACCCCGTTTTTTATGTCTTGTGTTAATATATACTTATGGATGCCTTCGGGGTCCACAAAACACAAACTCGCTTTTAAAGGAGCTAAGAATCATGGGAAACCTTGCACGGTATACTGCTGCGGATCTGCCTGCGTTGATGGAACGCATAAATAGGAATAGCATTGGAATGGATGAATACTTCGATAGGTTGTTTAATCTCCACGAAACAACGAAGAATTATCCACCATTTAATCTAGTTACGATCAGCGAAGTAGAATCGAAATTAGAAATTGCACTTGCAGGATTTAAAAAGAAAGAAGTAAATGTCTACACACAAGACGGAAAACTCTTTGTCGAAGGACAAAGGGAGGACACTGAGTCCGAAAAAACATATGTCCATAGAGGAATGGCTCAACGATCGTTCACCAGATCTTGGACACTGGCAGAGGACACGGAAGTTAGATCAGTTGAATTTGAGGATGGGTTGCTAACTATCGTTCTTGGTAGGATCGTACCAGAGCATCATCAAAAAAAAGTTTGGTTTTAACCAATTTATATGCTACAATTGGAGGGTCAAACAACCCTCTTTTTTTATGGATAAAATTGACACGCAGGGAATGAGTCTTCCTGGCAATGTGAGAATGGAGGCAAAGAAAAAACCAAGTAGTTATGATCCTATGCCAGTGAAAATCCGTACAATCTTCACACCAGAAGAACGTATGGAGTTGAAACAAATTATTCATGAGGCACTTGACGAGAGGGAGAAAGCATGAAGTTTAAAGCACTTGTATTCGTTCGTTTGAGATCGCAGGTGGATGACTCTCCTGGTAATGCTGTGAGAGATGCCTGTAAGCGACTGTCTGAGTTAGACATCAAGAAACTTAGACTAGGTAAGGTCATCGACGTTTGGTTAGAAGCAGAGAGCAGAGAGTATGCTGAGAAGGAACTTGAAATGCTATCTGATAGATTCCTTGCCAACACAGTCATGGAAGACTGGGACTATGAATTGACTGAGATTGAAACTTTCCCACCAGGTATCGAATAATGGATGAATTTAATACACCAGGATCGAATAAGACTTGGATGGATGATGGATTCAAGAAGTATGCTGCTGAATGGCAACTCAATAATATTGAGAAACTATTGGATGCTAAGGTAGAACGTTGTCGTGTATACAACAGCGACAACCGAGATGAAGTATATAATCAGATTACTATTACATACAAACAGGAAGATTGATGGAAGTACTTATTGAAGGTAAAGTTAAAACCGTTTATCAAGGCGATGATGCACAGCAGGTTATCATTGAGTATCACGATAAAGTGACTGCTGGCAACGGTGAGAAGGAAGATCATCCTTTAGGGAAAGGATCTCTGTGTTGTAGTATCTCATCCATCATCTTTGAAAAACTTTCCAAAGAAAATATCCCAACTCATTATATTAATATGGTTGGTGCAAATAAGATGGTATGTAAGAAGGTAGGTATCGTTCCATTAGAAGTCATCTGTCGTAATCGTGCTGCTGGATCTATTGTTCGCGAGACAACTCTTGTAGAAGGTGCTCCACTACCACAACCTATTGTGGAGTTCTTTCTGAAGGATGATAGCAAGCACGATCCTCTTCTGACACCAGATCGTGTGCGTTTGATGGGATATAATCCAGAACCTTTTGTTGAGATGACACTACGGGTCAATGATTACCTTCGTCAGATGTTCTACATCTTGGGTATTGATCTGGTTGACTTTAAAGTTGAGTATGGTTATGATGCTCATGGTGATTTGTATCTTGCCGATGAGATTAGTCCTGATAGTATGAGATTGTGGAAGATTGGTAGTGATGAGAGATTCGATAAGGATCTATTCAGGAAGGATGAAGGTGATATTGTCCCTGCTTATCGTGAGATCCTTGACCGACTGCAACCACTTGCAATCCAATGAACGATCTTAAAATTTACTGCCAAACTGAAGACGACCAAACAAATATTGTTGAGTTTATTTTCTCTCAATATGATGATGTGAAAGTATGTACTTGGGAACCTGATCCGGTGGAAACCGGAACATGGGGAATGTTCGTTGATGAGTTTCCACCAGAATTAGTTGGTAAGTTAGAGAAGTATCTTGAGGGTGAAGATTCTTGGGAACTTGATGAAGAAGTTGAATTTGCACTGGAATGAAACTAATGACAGATAACAAAACCTGGACAGTAATGAACGACCTTGAGCAATCATTTTCCCGAATTTCTACCGTAGAATTTATGTTGGATGAATTGCAAGAGGCTATAGATGAACAAAATCAAATGAAAATTGTTGATATTTGTTATGCACTAAACTCTTTTCTTCCCGTTTATACTGAAAACTGGGATAAAAACTTTAAGAAAGCTTGGGATGTTGTTGTGAAATGAAACACCACATTCCCGATCATCGTTACATCCTTGACCGACTACAACCACTTGCTATTCAATGAAACCAATCTAGGAACTGTCCACTCTATAACTATTCCGTCTCGATCTGCTTTATGATAGGTTTGTACGAAATCAAACCGAGTGACTTCTCTCTCACAGCAACAGAAAGTAAAGTTCTTTGCCGAAGGGCATGAACTTCCTGATTGTGTAAATGATGGTTGCTGTAATAAAGTGATTGTCCGTGAATGGAAGTATTGGTCTTTCAAATCCGAGTGCTCTCGTTGCACTAATGCTCGTAAAAAGGGAAAAACTATTCCTGGTGTAAATATTCACAAAAAAAATTATTGTGAGAATCATGATGAACAACTTGGATTTAAATGTCCTGTTCCTCGTGATGGTTGGATTGGTTTCCAAAACTCTCTTGATCTTGACCATCTTGATGGAGACCACTATAATAATGTGCCAGGTAATGTGAAGACTTTCTGCAAACTTTGTCATGGTAAAAAGTCACTTGAAAATGGTGACTGCAACTCTAATAAATCTTCTGCTCGCAATATTGGATGAATAAAATTTTACTGGGAGACTGTCAAGAAGTTCTCAAAACAATTGATGATGAGACTGTGCATCTTACTTGCACTTCTCCTCCATATTATAATGCAAGGTCTTATTCTATTTGGCCTACCTATGAAGAGTATCTTCATTTTCTTACTAATGTATTTGAGCAGGTTTTCCGTGTTACTAAACCAGGAAGAATGTGTGTTGTTAATTTATCTCCTGTAATTCAAGCAAGAGAAAGTAGAGCACATGAGAGTAAGAGACTTGCCATTCCATTCCACTTCTTTTCCCTAATGGAAAATATGAGATGGAAATATATTGATGATATTGTCTGGTTAAAACCAGAAGGTGCTGCTATCAATCGTAATGGTGGTTTTTATCAACACCGCAAACCAGTAGCATACAAACCTAACATCGTGAGTGAGACAATCTTTATTTTTCAAAAACCAGCAAACTTTTTGATTGATAAAGTTGTCAGATCATATGAAGGTGACGTGCTGGAAAAATCTCTTGTAAAGGATAAATATGAAAGATCTAATGTTTGGAAGATTAATCCAGAGACTGCATCTAAACATCTTGCACCATATCCAAAAGAGTTGAGTGATAAGATTGTAAAGTATTATTCTTATGTTGATGATCTAGTTCTTGACCCTTTTATGGGATCTGGAACTACTGCTATTTCTTGTGTGGATAATGACAGACAATATCTTGGAGTAGAGTTGCATCAAGAATATGTTGATATGGCAAAAAATAGAATTGCAAAATTTAATCCTCTTACTAAATTTTTAGAAAACTGAAAATGAAACACAAAATACCTGATGAGATTAGAAAGAACTGCTTTGATTGTTTCAAGAGTTTGAATGAAGCAGAGAGAGCAGTTGTTATGTATGGTGATGATGCATATCGTGAATCACTAGACCTTGACAATGATGATGCTCCCTGTTGGAAGATACCAAGTGGAGAGTCAACAACCTTTGTTGGTTGGAATCCTATGTGTATCCCAACGATGGATTACATAGTATGGAAACTAAAACGTCGTGAACAAATCGCTAAAGGAGAAATTTACTAATGGATTACAAAACTTCTGGAGTTGACATTATTAAGGGCAGATCTTTTGTGGAGTATCTAAAGGTACTAGCACCTAAGATTGACGGTGGGTTTAATGGAATGATGGAGATCCCATCAGGATATGAGAACCCTGTATTGGTATCTGGTGCTGATGGTGTCGGAACTAAGATGAATATCTGTAGGATTGCTGATGATTACTCCACTATTGGTCAGGATCTCGTT